GCCCGGCAGCAGGACCTGGAAAGTTGACGATGCCGCGCATCGCGCCAGAGGCGCGCGTGACCGTCTCGCCCTCTCGGGCGAGGAGCTGGGTCACGTGTTGCGCTTGGCGGGTGGCGACGGACATGGCTTAGGCGTTGATCGCAAACGCCTCGTCGTGACGGATGCCGATGTCGACGTCTTGGAATGCCCGCAGGATCAAGCCGCCGCTGGCGGCCAGGGTCGCCTCATCCGGCTTGACGTCGAGCACTCCCCAGAACCCGACAATCACCTGCGACCAATCGCCGAACATGATGCGGTTGGCGCTGAGCTGCGTGCTGACGCGCACCTCGTAGCCGTTCGCCTGGCTTCCGTTCATCAGGTAGATCGCCTGACCGGATTCCTTCGGCGTGGTCTTCATGGCGCCGCGCACAGCCGCCGTGGTCACGAACGACAGCGATCCGGCAAGGGCGTTGTCGGCTGCAACGGCGGTCTCGAACTCGACGATATCGGACCAATCAGGAGAGCCAGGCACGGTGATAGTCACGGTGTTGACTGAGGCCGCGTTGGCCACGCCGGTTGGTTGGTTGGAGGCGCCAGAGCCCTCGAATATGGCCAAATCGATGGCCAGGGCAGCCCCCTCGATGAGGTCCTGGCGCACCAACTGCTCGACAGCAGGGGACGACTGCTGCAACAGCCTGCGGGTCATTGGAATACCGCCACCAATGGTGTGCGGAGATAGCGATACAGTTCCGGTCCCGAGGTCGCTCGTCGTGACGTCTCCGCCCTCCGCCAGCCAGGCGAACGTCGCTTTGCTGGTCTTCTTCGGGATGGAAACGTTCCCAACAAGGCCCGGGAGCATACGGGCACCGGCCTGGAAGGCAACGGCAGTGGCGCGCAGGGAATCGATGAAAAGGTCCGCGCGGTGATCCGTACCGACCAGGGTGCCGCCGGTCGCCGCGGCGCCCACTGTCATGGTGCGCTGCACCTCAAGCGGAACGAAAAACCCCTGAGGTGACCTGCCGAGACGATCGGCCACGGCGCGTGAGCATTCCAGCTCGAAGCCGGCATTCTTCCAGTCGTGGTTGAGGTAGGCATAGGCGGCGCGCACGATGGAGAACTGCTGCGTCTCCTTCCCGGTCAACCCAATCTCCGCCGGCGGCGCGGCAATCGCGGGCTCCTTGGCCTTGCGCTCCATCATCATGCGCTTGACCTCGGCGCGGAAATCCACGAACGGGGTTCCGAACGCGATGGCGTCCTCGCCCATCTTGTCGATGCCAAGCTCTGGCGCGCGGCTGTGACCGTAGCGCGCCAGCTCCATGATATTGGCGGCCTCCTGGGCCTGGATGGTGTCGATTTGGGTGGCCGCGCGAGTAACCTCGACGGCCGGCTTCTCTTCGGCCATGGTGTTGTCTCCTGTGGAGGATGGCGCGGCTACTGCCGCGGGAGTGGGCTTGGTGGAACGGTTGATGCCGACGCTTTGATCGGCGCCCTCTTCGACGATGGACACCTCTGCCGGCATCCAGCGCAGCGCGACGAGATAGTCCTGCTCCTGGCGCACGGTGAAGATGCGCGCGCCGACAGAGAGGTCAGTGATGATTCCGTCGACGGCATCGCGATACAGGCTCTTGCCGCGATCCGACTGGGAAAAGCGCATGACGCCGCGCAGCTTTCCGCCGTCGATCTTGGGGTCCATGACGCGGGCAACAGGGAGGGTCCGCTGGTGCATCTCACGCACCGGGATGCCCTTACCATCCCACTGGCTCAGATCGACGGCGCTGGCCTCCATGGAGAGCTTCACCGGACCGATGTAGGGATCATCGATCACCTTGTCGGACGCGAAGGAAACCGGAATCTCCATGCTGTCCGCATTGGCTGCACCGCGCTCCAGCACGAGCGGGATGTCGAGGCGGCGCTCGGTCTCAGACATTGGCGTCTGCTCCGTTTGTTGGTGGTGTTGCGGCAGGCGCGGTCGACATGGCTTCTGGGCTGATGCCGAGTCTTTCGAGCGTCTTCAGGTCGCCTGCAAGCTCATCCCAGACCTCTTCAGGCTCGCGGCCGCTCTCGCGGATCACGTCTGAGATAGACTTGGTGCGTAGCTGCACGGCAAGCTGTGCCGCTTGGAGATCCTTTAGTGGATCGACCCATGGCCAGCGGCGGCCCTGGAATGTTGCCTGCCAGTATTGCGATATCCGCAGAGACTCCAGCGGCATGCCATTGGCTTTTGAGACTAGGCCGAAGCGCACGGCATAGGACACCCAGCGGCGATAGATCGGGCGGGTGACCCAATCGATCCACCAGTCCTGAAGCATCATCCAGAGATCGCGCTCGGATAGGGCGCCCTGGCGCAGGCTTGAGTAGTTGACGCTACTCAGGTCATTGGCCAGGGTGTTGTAGGCAACCCCGAGCCCGGACGAAATGCCGCGCAGGGCCTCGCGCACGAAGACGCCGTGATCGGTATTCGGCCACTGCCAATCGAGCGGCTTTAGATCCCATCCGTAAGGCGCCTGCTCGATGGCGCCTGGCGTCAGGTCTTGAGAAACCGGCGCCGTTCCATCTCCAGCGGGGCCGGCGTCAGGATTCGCATCAGCCTGTGACACGTAGACGGCGCTCTTTACCGCCGCCGCGCGCGCCGCAGTGATGGCCGCCTCCTCATATCCGCCCAGCATCTTGAGTCTCCGCAACGCCGTGGATGCCCACGGAATCCCGCGCGTTCCCCAGATCCATTCCGGCAGCATGACGTGGATGATGTCGCTCACGGGAATACGCACGCGCGGCGCGGCCGTGTAGCTCTGACCATAGCCGCGCGACGGCGCAGGCTCCGAGAACATCCAACAGGCGACCGGACGGCGCCGCGGCGTCATCTCAACGCCCATGCGCACATGGTTGCCGTTCGATAGCTCGGTGGTGTAGTCGATATCGAGCGATTCTGCGTCGAGCAGCTCGACCGAGAACCCGGTCGGTGATTCCGGGTCGTGCTCGTTAATCCGGACGAGAACCTCGCCATCCTGGGCGCATGCGCGCACCCCGAGGCGCTCGAACCCGACACGCGAGTGCTGACCGGTCACGTCCCAAGTTCCGCGCTCGCACTGCGCTGCCCAAGCGGATTCCAGGCGCTTGGAGAGCGACTTGTCCTGCCCGCCTCCAGCAAGCCTTGGCTTGGCCTGCACGACGATCCCCTGGCGGCCAATCACGTTGGCTTCGACCAGGCGCAGGAAGAACTTCATGTGGTCGTCGTTCTGCGCCGCCTCGCGCGAGCGGGCGCGCAGATCACGCAGCCCCGCCAGGATATCAACATCCGGAGGCACAGCGGCGCGAATCCAGGACGTCAGCGCTGGGTGAATCCCGGCCGACTCGAATGCCCTGCGCACCGTCGCCGGGTGCTGTAGGATCTTTGCGGTCGTCTGTGCCATGGCTAGAACCGCATCTGCACGAAGCTGGAGCGATCGCCGCGCGCGGCGGCTGCGGACTGGTCTTCAGCGACCACCGCAGCAGCGTACTGCTGGCGCAGCTTCATCAATCCGGACAGGTCGGTCTCGGTGGCGCGGTCTCCGACCGTTGAGCGCACCAGATCGAGGTCGCCATCCGTCGCGCGTTGCTCGATCAGCGCGTTGATGGCCTCGAGCATCTTGCGCGCGTGGCTGCGCCCGTCGTAGGCGGCGGTGATGGCGGGAAGGATATCGATGGCTCCGGAGCCGACCTGGAACTTGTCCGTGCTGTTCGTGACCTGGGCTATCCAGTCGTAGCGGCCGGCTACCTTGGCAGCGGTGGCGTCCGGCGCGACGTTGACCAGATGATCGGTTCCGTCAGCGACGGCGGTGATGGTGATGAGACCACCCGCAGAAAAGAGGGTGTAGATCAGTTCCCACGTCGGCGCCGGGTAGTCAGCGAGGGAACGCGACCAGCGCCAGGTCTCACCAGCGCGGACGGATAGCGGCTCTGTGGTCGGGATGGATGTCGACATAGGGACACCGTACCCATGTCGCTGTGCCATTTTTAGGAAAAACTGGCACGACTTTTACCGACGCCACCGCCCCACCCAGTTGTAGGCCGTGCGCCGCGGAACGCCGTAGCGCTGCGCCACCGCCTTTGGCGTGTCGGTCGGCTTAATATCCGGCGGCGCCTCGCGGCTGGGGATGTACACGGACTCACCGGCCGCGCGTTGACGGATCACTTTGCAGGCACTAGCAGCCAAGTCGGCTC